TATTATGAGAATGTAACTTGTACAAAAGCAACATTAACTGAACTTGAAATAATAACATAGTATGTCCAATTTATTAGATAAAGCATCAATATTACTTACGCCAACTGCATACAACGATGGTAGTATGTTAAGTATAAAGCCAGAGAACGGAGATGGAGATTTTGACTTTTCAAGAAGTTCTGCTGCAACTAGAGTTAATGCACAAGGTTTAGTAGAAAACGTACAGATAATAAGTTCAGAGTTAGTTTCAAATGGAGACTTTTCACAGATAGGTGCAGAAGAAGTTTTAAACGGAAACTTTTCACAAGAAGGAAGTGAACTTGTTACAAATGGAGATTTTGCAACTGATAGTGATTGGACAATAAATGATTGGAACATAAGTGGTGGGACTTTAAATGGTTCTGCATCAACTGGAATTGTATTTCAAAATAATATAGGGGTTGTAGTAGGAAAAACATATAAAGTAGTTTTAGAGATTAGTAATTACACAAGTGGCTTAATTAGATTTAAAGTCGGTGGTGCTTCTTATCAAAATATAGCATCAGAAGATGGTGTACAAGAATTTTATTTTGTTGCTTCAACAACTGCAAATAATATTTTATTTTCTGTACAAAGTGCATATACTGGCTCAATAGACAACGTTTCAGTAAAAGAAGTCGGACAAAATTGGACTTTAGGAACGGGGTGGAGTATTGGAGAGGATAAGGCTATTAGCGATGGTACTATTAATCAAAGTCTACTACAACCTAACCTTTTTACTATTGGTAAGTTTTATAAAATAAACTTTACAATATCTGATGTAGTTGGTAGTTTAGACGCAAGGATATGGATGGCTACGGGTGGTGCAAAAATAGAAGTTAATGCAAATGGCAATTATACAACATATTGGCAAGCTGATGGAATAAATTTATATACAACAACTTTAAGCACAAATACTGCAACATACTCTATCACAAACATCTCAGTTAAAGAAGTAGGGCAAGATTGGACGTTAGGAGCAGGTTGGAGTGTAGACCAAGCTAATAGTAAGGCAGTACACGATAGTTCTGCTGGTGCTACTGCTATGGAATGTACAAGTCTTTCTGTTGTTGTTGGTAAAAGGTATGAATTAAAATATACTGCTAACAATTTATCTGGAGGTTATATTAGAGCTGAACTTGGAGGATTATCGCCTCAATTTAATTTTTCAAGTGGAACATATACTTATAATTTTGTAGCTACTACAAATGCTAATTTATATGTAACTGCAAGTGCTGATGTCGAAGTAACAAACATATCAGTTAAAGAAATAACAGACGATACAGACTTACCAAGAATAGACTACACAGATGGTTGTGGAAGCTGGTTGCTAGAGCCACAGAGTACGAATTTGGTAACTTATAGTGAGGATTTTAGTTTGTGGGCAAATGGCGCTACATACACGACGCAAAATTACAGTGTTAGTCCAAGTGGTGAACAAAATGCTTCCAGATGTTTATTCACTGGAGCAGACCAAAATATACAATTAAGTTTCAGTAACTCCGCAGAAACAACTGCATCAATATACGTCAAAGGAGTAAGTGGTGAGACAATAAGGTTTGGTACTTCATTTCAAGAAAATAACTTTACACTTGACGGTACTTGGCAAAGGTTATCAATAACAAGAAGTGTGAGTCCTTATAGCTTTGCAATAAGCATAAGTACTTATGGAGGCGCAACCGCTAGAGATATTGAAATTTGGGGAGCACAAGTAGAAAACCAATCCTACGCAACATCATACATTCCAACTAACGGAGCTTCAAACACAAGGCTACAAGATATTGCAACCAATAGTGGTAACGCTAGTTTAATAAATAGTACAGAGGGTGTGTTATATGCAGAGATAGCTGCTTTGGCTAATAGTAATACTGTTAGATATTTAGGATTAAATGATGGCAGCTCAAACAATAGGGTCGTTATCTTAAATGATGGTACTGCAAATAGAATAAGAGCAATAGTTTCTAGTGGTGGTACTAAATATGCAGATTTATATTATAATGTAACTGATGTTACAGATTTTCATAAAGTAGCAGTCAAATATAAAGTTAATGATTTTGCCTTATGGATTGATGGTGTAGAAAGGGCAACAGATACAAGTGGCTCTGCTCCTATTGGATTAAATGATTTAGGTTTTGAATTATCAGGTGGTAATTTCTACGGTAAATGCAAAGCACTTGCAGTTTACAAAGAAGCAAAAACAGATGCAAATCTAAGATGCCTTACATATCCAAATCCAGTTGCAACAACATTTGATTTAGACTTTGATACTATTGCAGAGCAGTTTACTTTTACAAGAGGTTCAGAAGCTACGTTTGTTAATGAACAAGGGTTAATTGAAAGTACAAATCAGCTAGGTCCAGAATTGGTAACTAATGGAGATTTTGCTACAGATAGTAATTGGAGTAAAGGACCTAACTGGACTATAAGTGACGGTAAAGCTAATTCTGACGGAAGTTCAAATGGTCAAATTCTTCAATCAAACGTTTTTGAAGCCAACAAAACATATCAAGTTACTTTTACAGCAACAAAGGTTAGTGGTAGTGGGCTTATTGCTAGAGCATTCTATGGAAGTTATGAAACTATATTAAGTATAACAGAAAGTGGAACATACACAACAAAATTTACCCCTAACGCTTCAACTAATGGTACTTTATATTTTATTTCAAGTGGGCTTTTTGTAGGCTCAATAGACAACGTTTCAGTAAAAGAAGTAATATCTGCAACTAACACTCCTAGAATAGATTACTCAACTGGTGCAAAAGCATTTTTACTTGAACCACAGAGTACGAACTTGATAACTTATAGTGAGGATTTTAGTCAGTGGACTCTAGGTAGTAACGCAACATTATCATACGAAAGCGACATAGTTGCACCTGATGGAAGTTTAGGGGTTTATAGATTAACTTTACCCGCACAATCAAGCACTTTTTTATTAAGTAATAGTTTTACTGGTCAAAACCCACTAGCCTTAAGTATTTATGCTAAATCTGCTGCAACAAATAATGATTTTAATCTTTTTGATGGAAGCATCACATCTTCTTTAAAAACCGCAACAAGTGAATGGCAGAGATTTGATTATATTGGTACTGGTAGTCAATTAGGTATTGTAAATCAAGGGGATACATTTATAACTGACATATATATTTGGGGAGCTCAATCAGAAGCTCTATCCTACGCAACTTCATACATCCCAACAGATGGGGCATCAGCAACTAGAAATCAAGAATTATGTTTAGATGCAACACCAGTTATTAATAGCACAGAAGGAACATTGTATGCAGAGATAGCAGCTTTAGTTGATGGAGGTAGCACAAGGTCAATATCTTTAAATGATGGTACTTCTAATGTAGTTGTTATAATAAGATATAGAAGTGATACAAATCAAATACAATATTTAATAAAAGATGGTATTAATCCTGATGTAGGTAACACTTATACCTTGACAGACTCGACTGATTATTCTAAAGTTGCATTAAAATACAAGAATAACGATATTACTTTCTGGGTTAATGGTAGTAAAATTTTTACATCAACATCTCCAATATCTTTGTCAAATTTAAATAATTTAAGCTTTGACACTAATGGAGCAAATCCTTTCTTCGGTAACACAAAAGGTTTAAAATATTACCCAAAAGCATTAGCAGACGTACAATTAGAAGATTTAACAACGATATAATTATGAATATTTACAAAACAGTATTTGATACAGAACAACAAGGTAAAGACGTTTTAATACAAAAAGACGTTTGGCAAGAAGTAACAGAAGAAGGTGTTACTTCGATGCAGTATATTAATGGAACAAAAGCAGTTGTTTATATTGGTAAGGTAGTAAAAACACCTGGTACTTATGGCCCAGATGGTCACGAGATAACTCCACCAATTTATTACCCTGGTGTTGCTTACGATATAATGAGTACAGATGACTTAGACTTTGGAAGTAATGAAGTTTATCCAGGTGATGCATCAGCTCATCAATTTTATGGTTATCCAAGAAATGCTGAGGTTCCACCACCACCTGTAGAAGAAGAAGTAATTTCAGAATAAATAGTGTAACTATATACAAAATAATAATTAAATTTAATCAAAAATGGGAAAAATTAAAGAAGATCAGTTAAAGAAAGTAGTAAAGCAACAAAACGAACTAGCTAGTGTGTTGGGTCAAATAGGTGCGTTAGAATCTCAAAAACATAGTTTACTTCACGCTATAGCTGATATGAACATCAAGATAGAAGAGTATAAAGCTGAACTAGAAGAAGAGTACGGTAAAATATCTATAGACTTATCAACTGGTGAGTATACTGAAATAGAAGAAGATGAGTAATATTATAAGAAAGATTAGTATAGGCTCTGACTATAAAAATGATGCTATGCATTATTCTATAGGTCAAGAAGTTTATGGTGGTCACAAGATAGCTTATATATTACTAGACGAAGAAGATAATTCTTATAACATACATATAAAAAAGAACAATGAGGTATTGCCATGGAAGAAGTTTAATTCTAACATGGCTATATCTATTGAGTATGATCTTCAGTATTGATGAGAAGTGTATATGACTTTATTGTAGAACCAGTAGGAGAAAGATACGATAACGAGTTAAAAATAGGTGATAAGAAATTAGTTTTAAATTCTAAGATAGAAAGTCACAAATTTATAAATAATAAAGCTAAAGTAATATCTGTGCCAATAGCCTTTAAAACCCCTATAAAAGTGGGTGATCAGGTTATTATTCACCATAATGTATTTAGAAGATACTACAACCAAAAAGGTAAAGAGGTAAATAGCAGTAAGTACTTTAAAGAAAATAAATATTTTTGTCAATTAGATCAAATATATTTATATGGTAAAGATAACTCGTGGAAACCTTTTAACAATAGATGCTTTGTAGCACCTATAATTAATAAGGATGAGTTAGAGCTAAAGAAAGAAAAAAACCATATTGGAATACTAAAATATGGTAATAGTTCTTTAGAAGCTCTTAAAATAAACAAAGGAGACGTTGTGGGCTTTACACCTAACAGCGAATTTGAATTTGTCGTTAACGATGAATTATTATATTGTATGAAATCAAAAGATATTGTAATTAAATATGAGCACGAAAAAGACCAAGCTCAGTATAATCCAAGCTGGGCAAAGAGCAGTTGAGGAATTAATAAAAGTAGCTAAAGAGCCTATTGTTGATTCAGGAGATGATATAACCGCTGATAGATTAAAGAATGCTGCAGCCACAAAGAAACTAGCTATATTTGACGCTTTTGAAATACTAACACGTATTGAAGAAGAAAAAAGTATGTTAAATGAAGGTGAGAATACTAAAGAAAAATCTTTTAAAGGTTTTGCAGAGGGGAGGTCTAAATGATGTACGAACAAACATTAGTAAAAACACTTGATGATTACATTAAACCTGGTATTATAAAAAAAAATAACAGGTATAAGAAATGGAATTATGGCTATGATGCTGAGCATGATATAGTTGTAATAAGTAAAGATGGTACGTTAGGTGAAATAATACAGATACAAAATCTAGTCATAGGTCTACCTTTAGAACCTGAAAATATATACAAGCGTTCAAGAAAAAAAGAAGAGCAGAAGTGGGAGAAATTAGAGTACCCTAAAGAGCTTTCAAAAATAAAAAGTGTATTTGACTGGGAAAAGTACCCTAATACATTTAAAGAAAAATGGTATGATTATATTGACGAAGAGTTTAAAAGAAGGGAGCAGGGTTTTTGGTTCAAAAACAATGGTAATGGCAATTATATTACTGGTACTCACTATATGTTCTTGCAGTGGTCCAAAATTGATGTTGGGGCAGCAGACTATAGGGAGTCGAATAGATTATTCTTTATCTTCTGGGAAGCTTGTAAAGCAGATGTACGGTGTTACGGAATGTGTTATCTTAAGAACAGACGATCAGGTTTCTCTTTCATGGCATCAAGTGAGACGGTTAACCTTGCTACAATATCCACAGATTCAAGATTTGGCATTCTATCAAAGTCCGGGCAAGATGCCAAGAAGATGTTTACTGATAAGGTCGTACCCATATCGGTTAATTACCCCTTCTTCTTCAAACCGATCCAGGACGGTATGGACAGGCCGAAGACAGAACTCGCGTACAGAGTACCAGCATCGAAACTTACAAGAAAGAAACTTGATGAGGGTATCGCCTCAGAGGAGAAACAGGGTCTCGACACGACAATCGACTGGAAGAACACCGGGGACAACTCGTACGATGGTGAAAAACTAAAGATATTAGTACACGACGAGAGTGGTAAATGGGAGAGACCAGATAATATATTAAATAACTGGAGAGTTACAAAAACTTGTTTACGTTTAGGTAAAAAAATAGTAGGTAAATGTATGATGGGTAGTACCTCAAACGCTTTAGACAAGGGTGGTGCTAATTTTAAAAAATTATATTATGCTTCAGACGTCAGGGAGAGAAACCGCAACGGGCAGACTAGCTCAGGATTATATAGTCTGTTCATACCTATGGAATGGAATTACGAAGGATTCATCGACGCTTATGGCTTACCTGTATTCGATACACCGAAAGGAAAAATATTAGATCCTACTGGTGATATAATTACAACAGGAGTAATAGAGCATTGGGAAAATGAAGTTGATGGTTTAAAGAGTGATCAAGATGGATTAAACGAATACTACAGACAATTTCCAAGAACAGAGAAACACGCTTTTAGAGATGAAGCAAAATTATCTCTATATAATTTAACTAAAATATATGAGCAAATAGATTTTAACGAAGATGTTAAGAACAAAAGCTTAGTTACAAGAGGTAGTTTTCAGTGGAGAGGTGATGTTAAAGATACTGTAGTTGAATTTAAGCCAAACAATAACGGTAGGTTTTATATATCTTGGATTCCATCGATGAACTTACAAAACAATGTTATTATAAAAAATGGCTTAAAATACCCAGGCAATGAGCACATTGGTGCTTTTGGGTGTGATAGCTACGATATATCAGGTACAGTTGATAAAAGAGGTTCTAATGGATCTCTGCATGGTTTAACTAAATTTAATATGGATAATGCTCCATCTAATATGTTTTTTTTAGAATATATAGCTAGACCACAAACAGCAGAAATATTCTTTGAAGATGTTTTAATGGCGTTGCATTTTTATGGTATGCCAATACTAGCAGAGAATAATAAACCTAGATTACTGTATTATTTAAGAAGAAGAGGTTATAGAAACTTCTCTATAAATAGACCTGATAAAGCATATAATAAATTATCTGTAACTGAGAAAGAAATTGGTGGAATACCAAACTCTAGTGAAGATATTAAACAAGCTCACGCTGCTTCTATTGAAACATATATAGAAGATCATGTTGGTTATACTGGAGAAGGCTATGGACAAATGTATTTTCAAAGAACATTAGAGGACTGGGCAAGATTTAACATAAACAATAGAACAAAACACGATGCAACTATAAGCTCTGGACTAGCTGCTATGGCTTGTAATAAAAACAAGTATTCACCAGTGTATAAAGTGCAGAAAAGAAAAGTGCAATTATCTTTTAACAGATATGACAATAATGGAAATATTTCAAAAATAATAAAATAAATGATTTATACTAGTACAAATAGCTCTTTCCCAAGTCAGGTAGTACCAGATTCAGAAAAGGAAAGTTTAGAGTATGGTCACGCTGTAGGTAGAGCCATTGAGAATGAGTGGTTCAAAGGCGACAGAGGTACTAATCTTGGTGGAAGATTTGCAAGTAATTGGCAGTACTTTCACAGATTAAGACTTTACGCAAGAGGAGAGCAGTCTGTTCAAAAGTATAAAGATGAGTTATCTATAAATGGTGACTTAAGCTACTTAAACCTAGACTGGAAACCTGTAGCTGTATTATCTAAGTTTGTTGATATTGTTGTTAACGGTATGACAGATAAAGGATATGAAATAAAATCATTTGCGTCAGATCCATTTGCTGTAAAAGAAAGAACACAACACGCCACTGATTTGGCTGAAGATGCTTTCTCACAAAACCTTATACAAGAAGCTCAGCAAAACTTTGGTATTGATTTAAGTAGAACTAACGTACCTAAAGATCAATTACCTAAAAGTAAAGAGGAATTAGAGCTACATATGCAACTTAGTTATAAGCAAGCTATTGAAATAGCTGAAGAAGAGCTTATAAACAATGTATTAGATTATAATAAATACGAAGAAGTTAAAAAGAGAGTGGCTTACGATTTAGTCACTATAGGTGTTGGTGCTAGTAAGACAGATTTTAATTTAGCTAACGGTGTTACTGTTGATTATGTAGATCCAGTAAATTTAGTATATTCTTATACTGAAGACCCTAATTTTGAAGATATATATTATGTCGGTGAGGTTAAGAGCGTTCCATTAGAAGAACTTAAAAAGCAATTCCCACAATTAACTGACGATGACCTTAAAGAAATACAACAATTTCCAGGTGACTCTAATTACACTAGAAACTTTAATGGTCAAGATAGTAACTATGATAATGTTCAAGTTCTTTATTTCGAGTACAAGACTTATACTAATCAAGTATTTAAAATAAAACAAACAGATCAAGGATTAGAAAAAGCATTAGAAAAAGATGATACATTTGATCCACCTGAGAGTGATAACTTTAATAGAGTTAGTAGATCTATAGAAGTATTATATAGCGGTGCTAAGATTTTAGGTTATGAAAAAATGCTTAAATGGGAGTTAGCAGAGAATATGACAAGACCTTTTAGTGATCAAACTAAGGTTAATATGAACTATGTTATATCTGCTCCTAGAATGTACAAAGGTAGAGTTGAAAGTATTGTTAGTAAAACTATTGGGTTTGCTGATATGATACAATTAACTCACTTAAAGATACAGCAAGTATTAGCACGTATGGTACCAGACGGTGTATTTGTTGATGTAGACGGTTTAGCTGAGGTTGATCTTGGTAATGGAACAAACTATAATCCACAGGAAGCACTTAATATGTATTTTCAAACTGGTAGTATAGTTGGTAGATCGTTAACGCAGGATGGTGATCCTAACAGAGCTAGAGTGCCAATTCAAGAATTACAAACATCGTCAGGTATGAGCAAGATACAAGCGCTTATACAAACTTATCAGTATTACTTACAAATGATAAGAGACGTAACTGGACTTAATGAAGCTAGAGATGGTAGTCAACCAGCTAAAGATTCTCTAGTTGGTCTACAGAAATTAGCAGCTGCTGCTTCAAATACAGCTACAAAACATATATTACAGTCTTTAATGTATGTAACTGTAAGAGTGTGTGAGAATATAAGTTTAAGAGCGGCAGATATGTTAAACTTCCCTTTAACTAAAAATGCCTTAATGAATTCTATTAGTAGTTTCAATGTAGATACATTAGAACAAATAGAAAAACTAAACATGCATGAGTTTGGTATATTCTTAGAATTAGAGCCTGATGAAGAGGAAAAGCAAATGCTAGAGAGAAATATACAAATAGCATTACAAACTGGAGGTATAGATCTTGAAGATGTTATAGATTTGAGAGAAATATCTAATATTAAGTTAGCTAACCAAATGCTTAAAATAAAACGTAAGCAAAAAATAGAAGCTGACAGACAAGCTCAAATGCAGAACATACAAGCTCAAGCTCAAGCAAACGCTGAGGGTGCTGAAAAAGCTGCAATGGCTGAGGTTCAAAAACAACAAGCACTTGCTCAAACAACACTTCAGATCGAACAAGGGAAGTCTCAATTTGAAATGCAAAGAATGCAGACCGAAGCTCAAATCAAAAAAGAGCTTATGGCTGAAGAATTTAATTACAATATTCAGTTAGCTAAAGCAAGAGCTGATGCTGAGAAAATGAAAGAAAAAGATATAGAAGATCGTAAAGACGAAAGAACTAGAATACAAGCTACACAACAATCAGAGCTTATAGCGCAGCGTAAAAACGATGAATTACCTAAGAATTTTGAGTCATCAGGTTTTGACTCACTAGGTGGATTTGGATTAGAACAATTCGAGCCTAGATAAATAAAACTTTATTAATTTTATATTATTATATTATGTCAGAACAAACAGTAAAACAAGAGGGTGAGTTTAAATTAAAAAAGAAAACCACTCCAAAGAAATTATCAACACCAACGGACAATGTTACTAAGGTTAATATCAAAGAACCTCTTATTGAAACAGAGCCAGAAATTACAAAAGTTGTAATTAAAAAAGAAGACAATGCCATTCAAACACAAGCGACAGATGATAGCGATGCTGTTATCAAAAAACCCGAAGACAGTGCAGACAGCGAGGCAGTGGTTAAAGAAGTACGGAAGCCCGAAGAAACAATAGATTCACCAATACAACTAGTGAATGACGATGAAGATGAAGAAGAGGCTAAAAAAATAACTACTGAGTACAAAGAGGCTGTAAGAGACGAAAAAGTACTAGGTAAGCCTTTACCTGAAAATATCGAGAAGCTTGTTACTTTTATGGAGGAAACCGGTGGAGATATAAACGACTATGTTAGATTGAATGCAGATTATTCAAACATAGATAATGATACATTACTTAAAGAGTATTACAAACAAACAAAACCTTATTTAGAAGGTGATGATTTAGATCTATTGCTAGAAGATTTTTCTTATGATGAAGATATTGATGAGCAAAGAGATATACGTAAGAAGAAACTTGCATACAAAGAAGAAGTTGCAAAAGCTAGAAACTTTTTAGAGGAAACTAAGAGTAAATATTACGATGAGATCAAGTTGAGACCAGGCGTAACTCAGGACCAACAAAAAGCTATGGACTTTTTTAACAGATATAACGAAGAGCAGAAAGCTGGTAAAGAAAAACACTCGGATTTTATAAAACGTACTAACGAGCTATTAACTGATGATTTCAAAGGTTTTGATTTCAATGTTGGTGAAAGCAAGTTTAGGTACAGCGTAAAAAATCCACGAAAGGTAGCAGAAGCACAATCTGACATCTCTAACTTCATTGGGACGTTCCTAAATGAAAAAGGAGAGGTTAAAGATACTAAAGGTTACCACAAAGCTTTATACGCTGCTAGAAACGCTGATACGATAGCACAACATTTTTACGAGCAAGGCAAGGCCGACGCTGTTAGAGATGTTATGGTTAAATCAAAAAACATTTCAACTGAACCTAGAAAAACTAGTAGTGGTGAAGTGTTTATAAATGGTTTAAAAGTTAAGGCTATTTCTGGTGCTGATTCTTCAAAATTAAAGATAAAAACTAGAAAATTTAACTAACAAAATTAAACAAAAATGAGTTTAACTCCACAATTTGGTTCATTGAAACCATCTCAAAAACAAGAGATTTTAGATAGCAATTATTTAAAATTTAACGACGGTGCTGCTGGAACAGACACTTTCGCACAACAATACTTACCAGAGATCTACGAACAAGAAGTAGAGCGTTACGGAAACAGAACTTTATCTGGATTCTTAAGAATGGTAGGAGCTGAAATGCCAATGACTTCTGATCAGGTAATTTGGTCTGAGCAAAATAGATTACATATTTCTTATGAAGGATGTACTAGTGGTGTATCAGGAACAACAAGTACAATTACTATTCCAGTAAATTTAACACCAGCTGATCCTAAAGATTATGTTGCAAACGTTGTATCTCCTGGAGCTACTATCGTTGCTATGGATTCAACTGGTTTTGAAATTAAAGCTGTTGTAATTTCATCTAACTTAACAACTGGAGCTTTAGTAGTAAGTCCTTATACTGCTGCAACTATCGCAGGTTTAGCTGCTACAGGTGTAAAGATATTTGTATTTGGGTCTGAATATGGAAAAGGTTCAACTACTCCTAACTCTACCGTAAGCGCTGGAGCTGCTGATGGGTATGTGTCTGTAGATCCTTCTTTCACTCAATTCTCTAACTCACCAATCATCATCAGAAACAAATACGTTGTAAACGGATCTGATATGGCTCAAATCGGTTGGGTAGAAGTTGCTACTGAAGACGGAACATCTGGATATTTATGGTACTTAAAAGCTGAGTCTGAGACTAGACTACGTTTTGAAGATTACTTAGAAATGTCTGTAGTAGAAGGAGAAAAAGCTACAGGAACTGGAGCTGGATCTGCTGCTAATGCTGGATATAAAGGTACTCAAGGTTTATTTGCTGCTATCGAAGATAGAGGTAATGTAAACGTAGGATTCACTGCTTCTGCAGGTCTTGATACTTTTGATGACATCTTGAAAAACTTAGATACTCAAGGAGCTATTGAAGAGAACATGTTATTCTTACAAAGACAAACGTCTTTAGATTTTGATGATATGTTAGCTGCAATCTCTGGAGGTGCTCAAGGTGGTACTGCTTATGGATTATTCGAAAACTCTGAAGAAATGGCATTGAACTTAGGTTTCTCTGGATTCAGAAGAGGTTCTTATGACTTCTATAAGACTGACTGGAAATACTTAAACGATGCTTCTACTCGTGGAGCTATGACTGGAACTT